CCGTGCAAAAAGGTATAGGTGCTGTTGTTGGAACTGTTTTAACTGTACCTTATTCTATTGTGCGGCGTGCCTTTGGGCAAGAACCCTGGCACCCTGTTCCGAAGAATAAGAAGCCTCAATATGTAGCATACGATAGTGTGCCTATGGACGCGAAATTGTGGAAACGTTCTAAAAATGTTCAAAAGTCTATTGTAAATCAAGTTAGATTTATTAATTCTAGAAAGATACCTATTCCGTCAGCGATAACACTTAAGGACGGAATAAATAAAAATCAAATGTCAAAATCTAACAAAAACAAGAAAAAGACCAAAAAGAACAAACCAAACCGTAGTACAAAACCTTCCATGACCCGGAAGCCTACGGTTAGAGCCAAACAAGCACTTCCTGCTAACTATCGTACTAATATGCATGGTGCGATGGTTCCCATTGTAATGGCTCCTCGAACCCCTTTTCTTAGGGCTAAAAAGAGAAAACCCTATAAGGGCAAGAGTGTCCCTGGTGATAAAATTATGTCTGCACCTACAGCGTTAGGTGTATCCAGGAGTGGAAATATTGTCACTTTTAGTGCTGGGCGGACACCTGGCTCCTTAGTGATGAGAGGACGTTTCCTATTAGGAAGTATTTGGATTACAACTGATGCTGAGACGAAAGTTCAAACTTCTTGGATGAATGGTGGCATTACTAGTGCTACGCATATGGAAGGTCAGTATTATTTTAATCCTACTAACACTTACTATTTTGGAGGACCTTTTTCTGTGTTCTCCCAGTATTTTGATCGTTACAAAGTTGCTAAGGTTGGGTGGGAATGGACTTCTTCTACACCTACAAACACTGATTATCAAATCACTTGGTGCATGTGTCATTCTGTTGATCACTGGGAGCGCTTAGGTATTTCTAGCGCTTCTGTTCCACCAACGCGTGAACAAATTATGGGAATGTCAACTGCGCGTACATTTCCTGCCTGGCAACCTAAGGCTTATCTTAGCCTTGGTAGTGGTTTGTCTCTCTATACTGCTACGGCTGAGGCGACTACTAACCCCTATGCTTTTGGAAGTCCCATTGCTGAGGCCCGTCAGAGTTGGGGTTTTACCTGTGGCTTTATTGCTTCTGGTACTGTTCCTTCTTATGACGTTCCTTATAAGTTAGGGGATGTGACGATTGATATAACCC